CAGCTACTCAGGCCCTAAGCAGGCTCGATTCCATGATCGAGAGCGATGGCGCGGGGCAATTCCGCTTCGATACGATTGCCCTTGAGATGGCCCCTGCCGGTGGCGGTGGCGGTGGAACGGATTGGACGGCAAATGAGCGGGCAGCGATCAGGGCTATCCTCGGAGTACCTGCTAGCGGGACTACTCCGACAGACCCGACGAGCGGGATCCTGGATGAGATACGGGACAAGACGGCATTGATTACAGCGGGCGGTACGGTCAACGTCTCGACCCCAGTTACCGCAACAGGTCAACTGGCAAGCCCATTGATAATCGGTGACGATTACCTAGCAGCCAACGGGCGGCGATTCCGATGGACCGTGGCGTTGCCTAGCGGGTACGTTATTGCGACATCGACGGCTCGATTCGGAATGCGGTATGAAGACGATGAAGGCGTAAACTCGTTCATCGCTACGGGTACCGTGACCGATGCAACAGGCGGCAATGTTCACCTAGATTTTGACGTTGCTAAGACGGTGACAGGCACACTCAGGCCGGGTTGGTACGAATGGTCGGTCGAGATTGTCAGCGCGACAGGCACGGAGATTACGCGGGTCAAGAGCGGGAAGAATGTTGAGTGGCAGGAGAAGCAAACGTGATAACAACCCTACCCCCCTCTTTTGGGGTCCTTCCAGCCGATCACCAACTTTACACGCAGATCATTAGCCCAAGATTTCAAGAGAAAGTTCTTCTGTTCGCTATTGTGTTCGCAGGGGGGTAAGGGGGGCGGTATGCAAATTTTTAAAATCAAGGTGGCGGACCTTAGTGCCGATCCGGCCAACGCTCGAAAGCACGACGATAAAAACATCGATTCCATCGTTGCGTCCCTTCGTCGATTCGGCCAACAGAAACCGATCGTTATCGATGCTTCCAAGGTGGTTCGAGCCGGGAGCGGAACGCTAGAAGCAGCAAAGCGGATTGGATGGGAAACCATCGAATGCGTCGAGACCAATCTAAAGGGCTCTGACGCTATCGCCTACGCTATCGCCGACAACCGGACGGCAGAGTTAGCCGAGTGGGATTCGGATATCCTGGCGGCTCAATTAAGCGGCTTGCTGACCGACGATGAGGCACTAGCCAACGCAGCGGGTTTTTCGGCTGAGGAAATCGAGGCGATGCTAAATAAGTTTAACGGAGAGCCGGAACCAACCATGCCGGACGAAGAAGAAAAACAAGATCGCACCGTCAAGTGTAATTGCCCAGGGTGCGGATTTGAGTTCGAGGCGGCAGCATGAGTGGACTAAGAACCGTCAAAATCAAGTTGTCTGAGTTATCGGAAGATCCGGCTAACGTAAGGTCGCACGACGAAAAAAACATCCTGGCGATAATGCAAAGCCTCGAGGCGTTCGGCCAACAAAAGCCAATCGTTGTCGACAAGAGCAATGTAATCAGGGCGGGAAGCGGAACTTTTAGGGCGGCAAAAAGACTAGGCTGGAAAGAGCTATCCTGTTGCGTAAGCGAATTGACGGGATCGGAAATGATCGCGTATTCTATCGCAGACAACAGAACAGCGGAGCTTGCAGATTGGGACATCGCCCAGTTGATTTATTCGATAGAAGAAATCGAAAGCGAATCGAAAGAGCTTTTGCAGTCTATCGGGTTCACGGCAGAAGAGATCGCGGCAATGGCTCCCTGTTTTGAGCCAGGGGGCGAAGAAGACCAGGGGCAGTTGGATCAGCTTGATGCAAAGATGGCGACTTGCCCTAGATGCAAAATGGAGTTTGATCGCCGTGAGCAAAAATGATTTGAGGATAGATTGGGCAACGCATGAGGCGGCAAAGTATGCTTGCGAAAACTGGCACTACAGCGGATGCCTACCCTCCTTTAAGCGGCTAAAAGTCGGAGCGTGGGAGAATGAAAAATTTGTTGGCGTGGTTTTGTTTGGTCAAGGCGCAACCCCCGAATACGGAAAAAGGTTTTGCTTGCCGATCACAAGCGTTTGCGAGTTAACGAGAGTCGCATTATGCAAGCATTCAGTTTCTACGTCGCGCATTTTGTCTATCGCTCTAAGGTTTTTAAAAAAGCAATGCCCAGGGATTCGCGTAGTAATTTCTTTTGCTGACTCTTCGCAAGGGCATCACGGCGGAATATACCAAGCCACCAATTGGATTTATGACGGGCCGGTTTCAACTCACGGGTATCTTGTGAATGGAAAAATCGAACATCCAAAAACGTTGCACAGTCGGTACGGAGTAGGCGGACAATCTATTCCGTGGCTCAGGGAGCACGTAGACAAAAAAGCGGAAAGGGTTGTTGCGGCAATCAAGCATCGTTACCTTATGCCACTAGACGATGCGATGCGAAAACAGATACAATTATTAGCGAAGCCATACCCTAAACGCGTTACAAGTGCTGACAGCGGCACGCTCGGCAATCCAGCCGAGAAGGGGCGGTGCGATTCCGACCGTAACGCTTTTGAAACTCAATGACAGTCCGACAGACTCGACTATGGGAGCGAGCATTGACAGAGCGATGGCCGATACCCGAAGCGATGCGGAGCGTGATAGTCAAGTCGCTTGGGAAGATATTGCTAGACGCGAATTCTTCGGCCAGGGAAAAGACCGCAGCGGCCAAGGCTCTAATGGCGGCAGATTCGCTAAACGTCCAGCAAGAGAGGATGGACCAAGCAGATGAACACGAACGCAGGCAGCGAATGGTGGAACTCGCTCGACAACTCAGCCCTGGAGAAGTTGCTAGGCTCTCGGCTGAATCAGGCGTCGTTGTCGATGGTTTCATCGTCGACGAGTACGACGCCGAAGAAATCGAAGGACGCGGAGAGGATGGCCCGAAGGAGGGCAGCGGAACGTGACATAGCGATTCCAAGGCCAGCGAACCCGCAGCGGAGGATTGACAGCGAACAAGACGCGAAGGTTTGGCTATCGACCTACTTCGGCTCCCAGTTCTTCGAGGCGTGGACCTCGGACCGGCTAGCCATGATCGAATCGATTATCGACGCGGCTAGATACGGCGGAGACCAAGGCATCGCGGGGCCTCGTGGCGAAGGTAAAACGACTTTAGCTATTCGCGTCGCTTTGTACCTAATGGTCCGTGGTTTATCGACGTTTCCCGTCGTCATTGGCAAAAACGCAGACAAAGCTAAAAAGGAAGTGCGCGACCTAGTTGAGCAATTGCAGCAAAACGATTTGTTCATCGCGGACTATCCCGAAATCGGCATCCCGTTTCAAGCCGTTGGCGGTTGGTCGAGCCGGGGCCGGATGCAAACATGCCAGGGCCAATCAACGAATATCGTCATTGGGCCGGAATTCTTTGTCTTTCCTGCGATTACCCGAGCTCAAATTCCCGACTGGCCCAAAGAGATCGAGCCGTGTAGCAAGGGGCAAGTGTTCTACAGCCTGGGTATCGATGGGGCCATTCGCGGTACAAAGTTCAGATCGGCAAGGCCAACCTTGGCAATCCTCGACGACATCGAAGACCGGGAAGCGGCAGCTAGCGAAACGATGATAGCCAAGAATGAGGAAATCATTGAGCAAGACATCGGCGGCTTAGGGCAGTCCTCCGAGCGGATTCCTCGGGTGATGCTTTGCACGATCCAGAATCGCAAGTGTATCGCCTTCAAATACACCGACCCAAAGCAGAAACCCAGTTGGAGGGGCAAGCGATATCGCAAGCTAGTTACCAAGCCGGATCGAATGGACCTGATTGAGCAGTACATCGACCTTCGCAAAGGACGCAAAGCCGACGACCCGGACGCTAGGGAGGCCTTCCGTTTCTATCGCGACAATCAAGCCGAGATTGAACGCGGGGCGGTAGTAAGCAATCAGGCTAGCTATTCCAGAAAGACCCACCTAGACGGCGAACCGATGGAATTGTCGGCAGTCCACAGCTATTTCAATCGCGTTGCCGACCGTGGACAAAAGGCGGTTTCGACCGAAGACGACAACAACCCACCAGAGGAAGCCGGGCCAATGGGGCTTGGCATCACTCCGGCTCTTGTCGAGTCGAGGATAAGCGGCTTGGTCCGAAGGCAACTACCGGCCAATACCGTGGCCCTGACAGCGGCGATCGACTTGGGCAAGTATTACCTCCATTGGGTTGTTACCGCATGGTGGCACGGTGCTGGAGGCGTTGTAGTGGACTATGGTATCCAGCAGGTCTACGGAACAGACAAAAGCATGGATCACGAAGCTAGCGAGCCGATGATTTACCAAGCCTTGCTAAGCCTTCGGGATGAGTTGCTACAGAAAGAATTTATCGACACAACCGGAACGCGTCGGGCAATCGACTTTTGCCTAGTCGACTCAGGGGCCTTTACCAATGCGGCGTACTCATTCTGCCGGGAAGTCGGCGGGATTTTCCATCCATCGAAGGGGCAAGACCCGTACCACAGGAAAGCCAAGTCTAGTTCAGTGACGATTGCAGGGGCCAACTTGCACGCTCAGAAGCTCCCTTCGTCGAATGTTTGGCTCTACGAGCTCGATACATCGTATTGGAAGCAGTTTATTCATGAGCGATTCCTTACGCCGACTTTCGACGATGCGAACATGCTTAGGCGCGGGTCGCTTTCGGTGTTTAGTCTCGAAGAGGAAAAGCGACACAGCCAGTACGCGCAGCATATTGCAGCCGAAGAGTTAGTCACCAAGTTTACTGAGGGCAAAGGGGCCAAGACCTATTGGAACGTCCGAGACTCGAATAACCACTGGCTCGATGCAACTTACATGGCGGCAGCGGGGTCCGAGGCTTGCGGCGTCAAGCTTATAGCCCCATCGGAAATCGAGGTAGCCCCGAAGCATATCGGAGATGAGCCGAAGCAAGCCAAGCCGGCACCACAAGCCTACAGGCACGGGCAGCAACGATTTAGGCAGCGTCAAGGTGGATGGATTCCCAAACGAAGAGGGTGATATGAGCAAGAAACAAAGCAAGTTAAAAACTAATTTGACCTGGGAAGAGCAATACGGGCCAGCGGTGGCGGTTCGTGTAACTCACGACCCATCGACGGACATTGTGTCCAGGGTTGAAACGATCAACGAAAACGGAAAGGTTATCGAGCAGTGCTACCCCATCCCCCGCGAAGACGAGGCGAGGCCTTGCGCTCTATGCGCATCACGCCGACCGATCGGGACAAGCTACTCAAGGGTCTATTGCACGACGGCTAGCGTTCGGTACTGCAAATGCTCCTATTGCGGGCATACATGGACGCAAGAGCGTAAATAATTTGTAGCAGTCTACTATTGGAATAGTAGAGGCATCTACCAAGGGCCAGCAAGCCATGCAACGATTGACGCATGGCATCAGCGGCAAGCCTTCTAGCACTAATCGACGCAGCTATCGAGGCTCTCCTAAACGGGGGAGCGTCGCAGTATTCCATTGGCTCTAGAACAGTCACCAAGCTTGACCTAGCGTCGTTGATGGCCGAGCGAAAAGCGTTGCTCCATCAAGTCCAACGCGAAAGCGGATCGGGCGGTATCTCCCTCGGGCGAATCGTAGGGGGCCGTCGATGATTGAGCGATTTATCGATTCGGTAGTCTCGGCAGTTAGCCCCATCGCAGGATTGCGACGGCAGGCGGCCAGAAAGGCCCTTGCACGATCGTACCAAGGGGCCGAACCTTCGCGGGTAAGCAGCAACAGACACCCAAAAAATCTACCAGCCGACCAAGAGCTAATGGGGCCATTCGGGGCCGATCGTCTTAGGGCAGAGGCAAGGCGATTGGTTAGAGATAATTCCTACGCATGGGGCGTCGTCGATACCATCGTTTCTTCGGTTGTCGGTGCTGGCATCCAGGCCCAATCGACCTTTGAGACTCCCGAAGGCGATGACATTGAAGACATCAACGACCTACGCGACAAGGCTTGGTCCGAGTGGTCCGAAGTCGCGGATATCAACGGGCGTTTGACCCTTGAAGAGATCCAGATTATTGCCCTTCGCGAAATGGTCGAAGCGGGCGAAGTTCTGATCAGAGTAGTCAATCTACCTTCGACCGAATACCGTGGAATCAGCCGACCGATTCCGATGGCTCTTGAGATCATCGAAGCCGATAGGCTAGCGACCGATCGCGATACCTACACGATGGGCATCGATCGCGGCGATGGTACGCGGGTTATTCGCGGGATCAAGGTCGATGAATCGGGCAAGCCCCTTGTCTATATGATTTATGACGATCATCCCTTGCAACCCTACGCGGTCTCCAGAACGCCGAAAGAAATCCCGGCTCGAGAGATCATCCATCTATTTAGGCAGGATCGAGTCGGACAGACGCGGGGCGTTACTTGGTTTGCTCCAGCCTTGGCGTCGATCAGAGATCTTGGAACGTATCTCGACAACGAGCTACAAGCCTCGGCAATCGCGTCTTGCTTTACGGCGGCGATCAAGACTGAGACGCCAATGGGCGATCTTAGCAACCCAAGAACTGGCAGCGGGACCGACAAGGACGGCAACAGGGAGCGATACCTAGAGCCGGGCTTAATTTTCGATTTGAACCCGAACGAATCGGTTGAGGTTATCAACCCAACGCGGCCAAACACTTCGGCGGGAGAATGGACCAAGGTAATCTTGCGAGGGATCGCAGTTGGGACGGGTCTCAGCTACGAGGTTGTGGCACGGGACTATTCGCAGACCTCCTACAGCTCTAGCCGGACCAGCCAACTCGAAGACCGTCGGCGGTTTCGCATCATTCAGAAGTACCTTATCAGGCACTTGCTGCAGCCTGTTTGGGATCGCTTTTGCGATGCAGCAAGCCGAACCAACCTCGACGGCTTCCCAGGGCCTATCGACCTATTGAGCGACCGCAGACGGTTTACCCCCGTTGAGTGGCAAACCCCTAAATGGGAATGGGTCGATCCGGGCGTGGAGCAAGTAACAAGCGAAGCGGGCATCAACTCATTCACGGCGACCTACTCCGAAGTCCTCGGGGCTCAGGGGCTCAACTTCCGAACGGTGTTCTACCAGCGGGCCAAGGAAAACCGATTGCTCAAAAAGCTCGGTTTGCAGACTCCTGAGCAAACGCAGCTAGCGATTTCGGCGGCTCAGACTCAAGGGGCGGCAGAAACACAACCAGCGACCGGCAGCGGCGAAATGATGGGGCTATCAACGCTCCAATTCAATCGCAACCGCAAAGCCATTGCCAAGACTCTCGACGAGCTTTCCAGCGGGGCCATTAGCGAAGCGGCGGCCAGAGTGTTCTTATCGTCGGTCGGCATGAGTGAAGCGAGCGTACAGGCCCTAATCGACGACGCAAAAGACGGATCGGTGGACACGCTACCGGCTGAGGTGCAAGCATGAACAAGCAAGACCTAATCAAGCGACGAAAAGAACTTGACGCAAGACACCAAGCCAAGCCCATCGAGGGCGGTTCGATCGTTCGGCAATTTGGGGCCGTGAAAGATGGCCGAGCGGTGATTGCGACAGAGACGCCGATTGACATCTACGATCAAGATCGCGGATGGATCAAGCAAGTCCTGTTGATGGATGGCGTCCGATTCCGCAACGACAAAAAGCAGTTGCCTATCGTCGATTCGCACAACGACAAGACGGTACGCAACGTCTTTGGCTCGATTCGAAATATCGTTATCGAAGGCGATGAGCTACTTGGCCTGCCTGACTTTGCAAGCGATGCGGACTCGCAGATTGTCGCGACAAGATACACCGAAGGCCACCTGAACGACTTCTCGATTGATGCCCAGATCCTAGAGCGTCAATTTGTGAGGGAAGGCCAAACGTACACCACCCGACAAGGCAAGGTGATTGAGGGTCCAGCGGAAATCGTACTCCAATGGGAGCCCCATAACGCTTCGATCTGCGCAACGGGCGCGGATCCGAATTCTACTGTTCGCAGGTCTTATGACCATGAAAGGGTTGAACGTATGGACGAGTCGCTTTTGGCAACTCTCAAGGGGCTCGGGTTGCCAGAAGGCATGACCGATCCTACTCAGATTATCGTTTTCCTCGCAGGAAAAGCAGCGGGGCAAGCCGGTTCTGACGCGGCTCCGATGGGCCAAGTCGAATCGATGGCAGGAGCGGACAAAGAGCCCGAAGAGGCGATGCGGGCCGAGCATGTCGAGCCAACCGAAGACACAGAGAAGAAAGTCGAAGCCGAAGTTGCAAGGCAACTCAAGGCCCACGACGACCGACGCAAAACTATCGTTGCCCACTGCACGCTTGCGAAGCTTGAGCGAAGCTTCGCAGACTCTTTGGTTGACGATCCATCCGTGACTGTTGAAATCGCTCAAGAAAGGATCATCCGAAAGATGGC